GTTGACGATCTTCGTGAATTCGCTGTCACAGCTCGCGTTTGATCTGTTGGTGAAAATCCGAATGGGGTACACTGACGAACAGATCCTCGCGAAAGACATGACTATCATCGCCGGTGGCGATGATACCTTGCAGACGTTCCCTGACAACTTCGATCTTGATAAGTATGTCAAGATCGCTGGTGAGCTGGGGTTCAAGCTGGATTTCAAGGTTCATGATTCTTTCGAAGGGTGTGAGTTCTTCAGCACCGTGTTCACTACGACCAGCGCCGGGATTCTGCAATACAAACCCGTGCGTTTCACGAAGCACATCGAGAAGCTCAAGAGAGTTAAGTCTGATGACATTGCTCCAGCTCTCGCTTCAGCGATGATCAACTATTGTTGGGATGAGCCGAAGTTCAATTTCTTTCACAAGATGTATCGAACTCTGCGGCAGAGTTCCCCGGCGAAGTTCCCTTTGAGCCTGCTCAAGAACTATCAGTACTTGAGGTATGTGAGCAAAGGTTTTGAATCAGCCTCGGAGCCAGTGCGCGCTGATGCGCTTGACACTGTCCTGGATGAGTTGGTCACGCTGGATTGGGCGTGACGATGTGAACCTGCGTTTAGTATTGATGTGGCCAGTGTGGCCATTAATGTCGTGCGTGAGAGTGGTGGTGGTCGGAGTAAAGAATGGGTGATCTTATCGGAATTAGAGAGTTTCCGAACTATACCGGACCAGGAATTTCCGATGGTAAATTCCAGGAATCGGTTTTGTTTGGCTCTGCTGTACCGAAGGATGACCTCGATGCTCTGGCCCGATTGCATGACTCAGCTTACGCCAAGTACAAAGACAAAGGACATAGGAGAGCTGCAGACCAATGGTTTACCGATCAAACCGCGAAAATTCCCAACAGCGCAGCGATGCTGGCTGGGGGGCTCGTGCGATACGGAAACCAGGTTATAGACAGCACTCAGAATATCCTTGAGCGAATGGGAGAATTCGCTTTTCTTGGTGGTTTGCCCGGTCTTGTTGTGGGTGGCGTTGAAAACATGTTAGATTTACATGATACATTGATCAACGGGGC